GCATGGCCGACATGGCCGACCGCCTGGAGCGCCTCCTTCCCGCCGCCTGAGCGATCAGTCGCGGCCCGAGCTCCAGGAGCCCGATGAAGCCCACCCGCCCCGCCTCCGGCGACCGTGAGGTCCGCCGTTGGGCGATCAACGACATCGAGCTCCGCAGCCAGGGCGACGGTGGCCCTCTCGTTCTCACCGGCTACGCGTCGGTGTTCGACAAGGGCTACGAGATGTACGGCGGGCCCGAGAAGGGCGGCTGGACCGAGTACGTCGACCAAGGCGCGTTCGACACCACATTGCGCAACAAGCCCGACGTGCAGCTCCTCGTCAACCACGAGGGGATGCCCCTCGCGCGGACGAAGTCCGGCACGCTGCAGCTGTCCACCGACAAGGTCGGGCTCAAGGTCTACGCAGAGCTCAACCCCGACGATCCCGACGTCGGCGCCCTCGCTCCCAAGATGCAGCGCGGAGACATGGACGAGATGTCCTTCGCCTTCCGCACGGTGCGCCAGGAGTGGAACGAGGAGTACACCGAGCGCCGGCTCCTCGAGCTCAATCTCCAAAAGGGCGACGTCTCCGTCGTCAACTACGGAGCCAACCCGGCGACGTCGTCGAGCATCCGCTCGATCGACGTCCTCGGCCACCTCGCGGCCCTCGACGTCGACGAGCTCGTCGCCGAGCTCCGCGGCGCCGGCGACATCGAACCCGGCCAGCTGATCGCACGCGCCCAGCACGTGCTCGAGCAGCTCGCCCACAACCTCGCCCCGCAACCCACGCCCCCCGCGGCGTGGCAAGCGGAGCTGGCCGCCCAGATGGCGGCCGCCGGCATCACCGCCTGAGTCACGCCGGAGCGCCGCGTCGGAGCCCGCCTGCAGCGGAGCCACCACCCGGCCGCCACCACCTGACGGCAACACCCCCCCACCCGTCCCGTGGACGGCCGCGCGACCGCGGCCGCTCCGACACCCGAAGGAACCACATCGACATGGATGCCATGGAGCTGCTCAAGCAGCTGCAGGAGCAGCGCACCGCCCTCGAGGCGGAGATCACGGCGGTCTTCGAGACCGCCAAGACGGAGACCCGCTCGGCCAGCGCCGACGAGCTCACCGCCGTCGCCGAGAAGCGCGCCGCGATCAAGGCGCTCGACGAGCGCGTCATCGAGGTCGCCGAGCAGGAGATCCGGGCCCGCGAGGCCGCCGGCGCCATCGGCCGTCTCGGCGGCCAGGTCGGCGAGGTGCACGTCCGGCGCGAGCCGATGACCTACGAGCGCCACAACCGCGGCCAGTCCTACTTCCGGGACCTCGGCCTCGCCTTCGTCGGCGGCGACGAGGAGGCCCGCGGTCGGCTGCGCTCGCACCGCACCGAGATGGACGTCGAGCTCCCGAAGCTCGAGGCCCGACGCGACGCCGTCTTCCAGAAGGCCCTCGACGAGCTCGCCATCGGCGAGCAGCGGTCCTCGGTCGAGCGACGCGACATCACCCGCACCGACGGCGCCGGCGGCGAGTTCGTGCCGCCGCTGTGGATCGTCGAGGAGTATGGCGAGTTCGCCCGCGCCGGCCGGCCCTTCGCCGACCGGGTCCGCCGGATCCCGCTCCCCGCCGGCACCGACTCGATCAACGTGCCCCGCATCACCACGGGCACCGCGGTCGCCGCCCAGACGGCCGACAACGCCGCCGTGCAGGAGACCGACATGGTCACCAACTCGGCGAGCGGCCCGGTCCGGACGATCGCCGGCCAGCAGGACATCGCCCTGCAGCTGCTCGAGCAGTCCCCGATCATGTTCGACGAGCTCGTGTTCGCCGACCTGACCGCGGACTACAACGCCAAGCTCGACCTGCAGCTCATCAACGGCACGGGCGCCAACGGCCAGCACACCGGCGTCCTCGTCCTCGCCGGCACCAACGCCGTCACCTACACGGACGCCTCGCCGACCGTGTCGGAGCTGTTCCCGAAGGGCGCGGACGCCGTCCAGCAGGTCGCCACCAACCGGAAGCTCCCGCCGAACGCGGTGGTCATGCACCCCCGCCGGTGGTTCTGGATGACGGCGGCGCTCGACGCCAACGGTCGCCCGCTCGTCGTCCCGATCGCCAACGGCGCCTACATGGCCCAGGGCGTCGCCAACGACGTCCTCGCCGAGGGCCCCGTCGGCTTCTGGCACGGCCTGCCCGTGTACCTCGACGCCAACATGCCGATCACGCTCGGCGCCGGCACCGAGGACGCGATCGTCGCCGCCCGTCACCAGGACCTCCTGCTCTTCGAGGGCAGCGTCCGCACCCGGGCCCTGCCCGAGGTGCTGTCCGGGAACCTGACGGTCCGGCTGCAGGCCTACGCCTACAGCTCCTTCATCCCCGGCCGCCAGCCCGCCGCGATCTCCAAGATCACCGGCACCGGCCTGATCGCCCCGACCTTCTAGTTCACGTCCCCCCAGGACTGACGCCCGCCCCGGCCAACGACGGCCGGGGCGGGCCGACGTCCTCCGCCCCCCGCACACGAAGGGACACCACCCGATGCAGGAGCACCAGCTCAAGCAACACCTCGCCGCGCTGCAGCGCGAGCGCGACCACTACGCCGCGAACGCCAAGACCGATCGAGTCGTCGACGTCGAGGCCGAGATCGAGCGGGCCCGCAAGGAGCTCGCCGCAGTGCGCCGCGCCAACGCGGCGAAGCCCGAGTAGGCGACGACATGGGCGCCTTCGCTCCCACCGTCTCCAAGGACGCGACCCTCGTCGCCGCCACCGTCGACACGCTCACGTTCGACAAGACCGGCGTCTTCTACGAGATCGTCAACCGCTCAACCACTGCCGACATCTTCGTGCGCTTCGACGGCACGAACCCGGTCGTCGCCGACGGCGCCGGCGCCGCCGACGGCTGCACGATCGTCCGGGCCGGTGAGTCCATCCGCCGCCAGGTCGCGCGCACAGCCGTCGTGAAGCTCATCAGCTCGGGCACGCCGGCCTACATCGTCGAGCAGCTCTGATGAGCGTCGGCGGCGCCGACCGCGAACGCTCGACCTCCATCGTGACCAGCCTCCGCGGCTCGGCCACGACCACCGACATCTTCTCGACCGGCGTCGTCGGCGACACCAACGACCGGTTCGTCATCAACGCCGACGGGAAGTTGGAGTGGGGCCCGGGGAACGCCGCCCTGGACACTGACCTGTTCCGCTCGGCGTCCGGCCAACTGAAAACGAGCGGCATCCTCAATGCCGGCCAAGAGGTGTACGCCCGAGCCGGCGGCGCCGCCCTCGTCGGCATAGGCGCCATGGGCCCGGGCGCCGAAGCAGGCGTGGCCTTCGGATCGGCAGGGGACACCAACCTGTACCGAGCTGCGGCCAACCAGCTGCAAACCGACGACCAGCTCCTCTCGTCCCTGGACATCCGGGCCCGCGTCGGCAACGCCGGCGAGACCGTCATCGGTCTGTACGGGCCGGGCGGAGAATCTGCGATCAGGTTCGGGTCCGCCGGCGACACCAACCTCTATCGGACCGCCGCCGATCGGCTTCGCACGAGCGACCGATTCGACATCGACCTGGACCTGTACGTGCGCCTCGGCTCGGTCGGTGGCCAAGTCAAGGCGGGTGCTGCCGGACCCAGCAGCGAAGCCGGCTTGACATTCGGGTCGGCCGAGGACACCAACCTCTACCGCTCGGCGGCAGACACGCTCCGAACGTCGGACAACTTCGAGGCCGCCGGCTACGTCCGCGCGAGCGGACTGTTGCAGGCGAACAGCGGCGGGGCGACGCAGGTCACCGTCGGCACGGTCGGAGGCTCGGGAATCTCCTTTGTGACCGGAGCGGCCATGGGCGGCGCGAACGCCGTCATGGGTTTCTCGATGGGGTCGGGCGCGCCGAACAACGCCAACGGTAACAACGGCGACGTCTACGTCCGTCAGGACGGCGGCGCCCTCTCGACCATCTACCAACGACGGGCCGGCGCCTGGGTCGGCATCCTCTGATCGGAGAGATCATCCATGCAGTACGTCGCTCTCACCCCGGACGCGCAGGCGGAGACGTTGCGCGCCGTCCTTCTCCAAGCCGAGCACGACCACCTGGTGCACTCCCTCGAGGTCGCCAGCGTCGAGGCCGCGCTTGGCGCGCTGCCCGAAGCGAAGGGCGAGTCTGACGACCACGCCGACGCCCGCGCAAGCGCGGCTGCACGGCTCTCCGAGCGGGAGGCGAACCGGGACCGCGCCGAGGGCCTCGCCGAGTTCGCCAAGTCGAAGCTCGACGAGCTCGGCCTCCCCTACGTCGCGCCCGCGGCGACGGCTGAGCCGAGCGAGTAGCCGATGGCGGCCGCGACGCGGATCCTTCGCGGCGTCTCCGCGGTGATCTCGTTCACCAACGTCGACCAGAACGGCACCGCGGCCGCGGCCGCCGGCGCCGTCACGGTCGGCGTCACCAAGGCCAACGGCACCGTCCTCGTCGCCCCGGGGACGGCCACGGCGTCGGGCGGGCCCGGCATCTACCAGCTGACGCTCACCGCCGCGAACGTGGCCACGCTCGACACGCTCACGGCCACGTGGACCGACGCCGGCGACGGCTCGACCCACACCACCTACGTCGAGATCTGCGGCGGCTTCTACTTCGCGATCGCCGAGCTCCGCGCCTTCGACTCGAAGCTCACCATCGCCGTCTACCCGGACGCGACCGTGCTGCAGCAGCGCCTCGAGGTCGAGACAGACATCGAGGAGGTCGCCGAGCAGGCCTTCGTGCTGCGCCACCGGCGCGAGCTCGTCGACGGCTACGGCACGCCGACGATCCTCGTCGGGCACCGGCCCCGCACCATCCGGGCGGCGTCGACGATCGCCAGCGACGGCACCGCCACCGCGCTCAACGCCGCCGAGCTGGCCACGCTTCGCCTCACCGAAGCCGGCGAGCTCGTCCGCTCCGACGGCGCGTGCTGGCCCGCTGGCACCTCGAACGTGATCGTCGAGTACGAGCACGGCGAGGACCAGGTCCCCACCGACATCCGCCGCGCCGCCCTCGAGCTGGCCCGCACGCGCCTCGTCGACGAGGCCGGCCCCGGCGGGGACCGGGCGACGAGCTTCACCACGATCGACGGGCAGGGCACCTACAAGCTGGCCACGCCCGGGCTCCGCTCGACCGGTCTCCCCCGCGTGGACGCCGTGCTGGCCCGCCACTCCAACCGGATCCCGGGGATGGCGTAGATGGCGACGTCGTCATTGCCGGCGGTGAAGGTCGCGCTCGTGTCGACGATCGACACGGCCACCGACGCCGACATCCAGGTCGCCTACGGGCACCCGGGCAAGCACCTGGCGGCCGAGTCGGTGATCGTCGGCGACACCGACGACGCCGACCAGGCGTGGGCGAGCCTCGGGGCCCGCACCCGCACCGAGAACTACTCGATCAAGGTCGACATCTTGATCCTCAAGGCCTACGCCACCCAGCAGGAGGCGACCGAGCGGGCCTTCGACGTCTTCGCCGACATCGAGACCGCACTGCGCGCCAACGTCACGCTCGGCGTCGCCGGCAAGCGCATCGAGGTCCAGGCCGTCCCCCGCCAACTGCAGGAAGGCGTCGTCGACGACAACGGCCTCGGCTACGGCGCCGTACTCCGCACCCTCGCCCGGGTGACCGCCCGCATCTGAACCCCACGGCCGCCGTCCGGTGGCCGCCGCTTCATTCCGCCGGAATATCCGCCGGCTCGAGCACGCCCAGGAGGGCTTCTTCGTGCGCGTCCCCGTCATCTACATCGGCCCCCACGACGAGGTCGAGTTCGACGAGTTCGGCCTGGCGCGCACGTGCGCGCACGGCGACGCCGTCCTCGTCGACGACGAGCTCGCCGGCCGGGCGCCCGTCTCGATCGTCGGCATCGTCATCGATCCCGGCTGCGGCCTCCTCGCCCAGTCCGACAACTGGCAGGCCGGCCCGGCGCCCGTCGCCGCCGGCGCCATCAGCGCCGACACCCGCGGCGCGCTCGCCGCGTTCCACGCCGCCGCCGAAGCGGCCGCCTCGATCCCTGAGGGGAGCACCAAGTGAGCGTCGCTGCAGCCACCCAGGTCGGCGTCAAGGCCGAAGGCACCTACGGCACGCCGGTCACCGTCGACCGGTTCTTCGAGTTCGACGACGAGTCGGTCTCCCTCGACGTCGGCCGCATCGAAGGCAAGGCGCAGCGCTCGGGCACCCGCGTGCAGCGCTCGGACCGCTTCGTCGTGGACCGCAAGGGCGCCGGCGGCTCCCTGGTGGTGCCGGTCATGTCGAAGGGCTGGGGCTTCTGGCTCGACAAGATGCTCGGCACCGTCGCCACGACCGGCCCGACCGACTCGAAGTCGACGCACACCGGCACGATCGGAACACTGCTCGGCAAGTTCTTCACCTACCAGGTGGCCCGCCCGTTCAACCCGTCGGGCACCGCGCAGGCGTTCACCTACCACGGCGGCAAGGTCACCAAGTGGGAGCTCTCGAACACCGTCGAGGGTCTGCTCATGTCGAAGTTCGACCTCGACTTCGAGGACGAGGACACGTCGACGGGCCTCGCAACCGCGTCGTACCCGACGGCGATGGAGCACCTGTCCTTCGCCGGTGGCGTGGTGACGATCGGCGGCTCGAGCGTGGACGTCACCGACGCCAAGGTGTCGTGTGACCTCAAGCTCAAGACGAACCGCCGTTTCCTGCGCGGCTCGACGCTGAAGAAGGAGCCGGTCGAGACCGGCTGGCGTGAGCTGGCCTGGGAGCTCGAGGCCGAGTTCACCGACCTCACCCAGCACAACCGGTACGTGTCGGCGACGGCGTCGGGCGCCCTCGCCGCGATCGTGCTCACGTGGACGGCCCCGACGCTGATCGGCGCGGCCTCGTTCCCGACGCTGGTGGTGACGATCCCGGCGGCCCGCTTCGACAAGCCGGCGCCGACCGTGTCGGGCACCGACCCGCTGATGCAGAAGATCGGCGGCAAGGTCCTCTTCGACGGCACCAACAGCCCCGTCACCGTCGCCTACGGCACGGCGGACGCCACCCCGTGATCCGCGGCGGCGTCCGCGTCGTCGGGCTCGCCGAGCTGCAGAAGGACCTCCGCGAGCTCGACGCCGCCCTGCCCCGCCAGCTGCGCCTCGTCAACAAGGAAGCGGCCGACGTCGTCGTCGACGCCGCCCTCGACAAGGCCCACCAGCTGGGCGGGGTCGCCGCCCACGCGGCCGAGGCGCTCAAGTCGGCGGCCGAGCAGCGCCGCGCCGTCGTGACCCTCGGCAACGACCGCCACCCCGAAGCGCTCGGCGCCGAGTTCGGCGCCACCAAGTACCGGCAGTTCCGGGCGTGGCGGGGCAGTGGCGATGACGCCGGCTACTTCCTGTGGCCGGCCATCCGCGAGACCCGCGACCGGGTCGTCCAGACCTTCGACGAGGCGCTCGGGCGTCTCCTTCGTTCCATCGACTGAGAGGCCACTCATGTCCGACACCCATCCCGTCCGGTCCCGCCGGCGCAACGCCGCCGCCTCGAGCGGCGGGGCGGTGATCGCGCTGCGCATCGACGGCAGCGTCCACACCGTCCACGTCGGCGAGCTGTGCGCGCTCGACGCCAAGGACCTGCGCCGCCAGTCCGGCCTGTCCCTCGCCGCGACGCTGAAGGCGGCGCAGGAGGACCCGGACCTCGACGTGGTCGCCGCGCTCGTGTGGCTGGCCCGCCGCCAACGGGGCGAGGACGTGACGTTCGACGACGTCGCCGGCGAGCTCGGCTACGACGCCGTCATCGAGGCGGCCGAGCCGGAGAAGGCCGAGGACATCCTCCCGGAAGCATGAGGCGCGCGCTGCGCGCCAACCTCCCCGCACTCGCCCACTGGTTCCCGGGCGAGGACTGGTCCCGCGTCGACGAGATGCCCTACGGGCTCATCGACGCGTACCTCACCGAGCTGCGCCGCATCGCGGACCGGCTCAACACGCCCGCCTCCTGACGATCACCGCCGAGGAGGTGGGTCGTGTCCCGCCAGATCAAGATCGAGATCCTCGGCGACGCCAGCGACGCGCAGCGGGCCCTCAAGGCCGTCAGCGACGCCGGCGGCCACATGGGCGGCGCTCTTCATGCCGTGTCGACCGCGGTCGGCACCGCGCTCGGCGGGGGCCTGGCCACCGCCGGGCGCGCGGTCGTCGGGTTCGTGTCCGACGGCATGTCGTCGCTGGCCAACCTCGACCGGATCGCCTCCCAGACCGAGGCGGCCATCAAGTCGACCGGCGGCGCCGCCAAGCTCACGCAGGCCGACATCGCCGGGCTCGGCGACCACATCGAGAAGATGACCGGGATCGAGTCCGAGCAGGTGCAGGAGGGCGAGAACCTCCTCCTCACCTTCACCGAGATCCAGAACCGGGCCGGGAAGGGCAACGACGTCTTCACCCAGGCGACCGGGATCCTGACCGACATGTCGGTCGCGCTCGGCACCGACGTGAAGGGCAGCGCCGTCCAGCTCGGCAAGGCCCTCAACGATCCGGTCGCCGGGATCTCGGCGCTGTCGCGGGTCGGCGTCACCTTCACCGACCAGCAGAAGGACCAGATCAAGGCGATGACGGAGGCCGGCGACGTCGCCGGCGCCCAGAAGGTCATCCTCGCCGAGCTCAACAAGGAGTTCGGCGGCTCAGCCAACGCCTTCGGCGAGTCGCGGGCCGGCCAGATCGCCAAGTTCAAGAACTCGCTCGGCGACGTCGGCGAGACGATCGCCGGCGCCCTCCTGCCGGTCATCACCAAGCTCGGCACCTTCGCCGTCGACCACCTGCTGCCGGCCTTCTCCAAGGTCGGGCACCTGTTCGAGAAGTTCGGCGAGACCCTCAGCGGGGTCGGCGACAAGGGCTCCGGACTGATCATCGACATCGCCGGCCTGTTCGGGATCATGGAGGACGACTCCCGGCTCGAGCCGTTCTACGGCGCCATGGAGCGCATCGAGGACGTGATCGGTGTCGTCGCCCGCTTCGTGAGCGGCAACTTCGTGCCGATCCTCGCCGCCCTCGGCGGGGTCCTCGCCGCCGTCGTCGTCCCACCGCTCGTCGCCGCGGCCGTCGCCGCGGTCGTGGCGGCCGCGCCGTTCATCGCGCTCGGCGCCGTCGTCGTCGGCCTCATCGCCATCTGGAACCGGTTCCCGATCGTCCGCGAGATCGTCGAGCAGGTCGTCGCCGTCGTCGGCGAACGCTTCGCTCAGGTGAAGGCGTGGGCCGAGGAGATCTTCCCGCAGGTCCAGGAAGCCGTCACCCACGTGTTCCACGCCATCGGCGACATCATCAGCGCCGTCGTCGCCGTCGCCGGCGCCGCCTGGCGCCTGTTCGGCGACGACATCCTCACCATCGGCCGGGCCGTGTTCGGCGAGGTGCAGGCGATCGTCGCCTTCGCCTTCGGGACCGTGTCGGCGATCATCCGCTTCGTCCTCGCCGTCATCAACGGCGACTGGGGCAAGGCGTGGGACGCCATCAAGGACCTGTTCTCCGGGGCGTGGCACTTCATCGTCGAAACCCTCAAGGCGGCCGGCGGGATCATCAGCGGCGTCGCCGGCGGCATGTTCGACGGGATCCGCCACGCCTTCAAGGCGGCGATCAACTGGATCATCGAGCGCTGGAACCGCCTCGAGTTCAAGGTCCCCGAGATCAAGGTCGGGCCGCTCACCTTCGGCGGCTTCACGCTCGGCATGCCCGACATCCCCTACCTGGCCGCCGGCGGCGTCGCCCTCGGCCCAACCCTCGCCATGATCGGCGAGGGCGGCGGGCCCGAAGCGGTCGTCCCCCTCGACCGGGCCGGCGAGTTCGGCTTCGGCGGCGGCGGCCGCGGCCAGACGATCGTGCTCGAGCTCGACGGCCGCGCCATCGCCCGCGTGATCGTCCCGCCCGTGCGCGACGAGCTGCTCCGGGTCAAGGCCCGCAACGGCAGCGTCGGCTTCGACACCTAGGCCCGGGAGGGCAACACCGTGGCCTTCCCGACGATCACCGTCGAGCTCGCGCTCACCACCAACCCGACGGCCACGCCCACGTGGACCGACGTGAGCGCCTACGTGCGGGCGATCCCCGGCATCGAGAGCGCCACCCGAAAGGACGAGCTCGGCCGCCGATGGGAGGCCGGGCACTGCACCGTCGTGTTCGACAACACCGACGGCCGCTTCGACCCGGGCAACCCCGCCGGCGCCTACTACCCGAACCTCCTGCCGCTGCGCCGCATCCGCATCAAGGCGAACCACAACGCCGTCGACTACGACCTCTTCTCCGGGTACGTCGACACGTGGACCCCCGAGTGGGTGCTCCCCGAGGAGTCCCACGTCGCGATCCGCTGCAGCGACGCCAGCCTCGTGTGGGCGAACACGTCGATGCCCGGCTCGGTCCACGAGGTCGAAGTCCGCGACGCCGACCCCGACGCGTGGTGGCGCCTCGGCGACGCCGGCACCTCCACCACCGGCGTCGACGCCAGCGGCAACGGCCACCACCTCGCCTACGAGGGCACCGTCGCCGCCGCCGCCGGCCTCATCTACGGCGACAGCGACGGCGGCGCCACGTTCTCGGCGACGAGCCGCGGCACCATCCCGACCGGCCACCAGGTCCTCACCGACTTCGGCTTCACCGTGTGCGCATGGATCCAGGTCGACGACGCCGTCCCCTGGCACGCCACCATCTACGCCCAGCAGGCCGACGCCAACCCGGGGGGCGCCTACAACATCGTCTACTTCGGCTACCAGGCGATCGCCGGCGAAGCGTTCCTGCAGGCCTCCGCCGTCGTCAACGACAACATCAACAGCTTCTCGCGGGTCTCCGACGTCGCCCTCACCCCCGGCGAGGCGCACCACGTCGCCTGCGTGTTCCCGGCCGTCGGCGCCGCCCTCCCGGCCGGCCTGCTCATCTACATCGACGGCGTCTCCATCACCGGGACCGGCTCGGCGATCTCCTACGCCAACATGCCGGCGTTCCCGACGTCGATGATCTACTCGGCGATCGGCAACGCGCCCGACGGCGCGCCCTCGGCCGGCAACGTCGACGGCATCCTCGACGAGGTCCAGATCTACAAGCGGGTCCTGTCCGCCGGCGAGATCGCGGCGCTGGCCACCGCCGGCAGCGAACCGTGGGGCAGCGAGCTGTCCGGCGCCCGCGTCACCCACGCACTCGACGCGTGCGCCTGGCCGGCCGCCGACCGCGACATCGACGCCGGCACGTCAACGCTCCGCAAGACCGACCTCACCGGCTCCCTGCTCTCGTACCTGCAGTCGATCGCCGACAGCGAGAACGGCGCCGTCTACGCCACCCGCGACGGCAAGGCCCGCTTCCGGGCCCGGCACACGCTGCTCACCACCGCCCGCCACAACACGAGCCAAGCGACGTTCTCCGACGCGCCCGCCGGCGCCGAGCTCGACTACGTCGACGTCGCCGTCGAGCAACGCGAGCAGCTGATCCGCAACCGGGTCCGGTTCAAGCGCACGGGTGGCAGCGTCGTCCAGGTCGACGACCAGACCAGCCAGGACAAGTTCTTCGTGCGGGCTCACCCGTCGGGGACCGGCGCCGTCGAGCTGCAGATCGAGTCCGACACCGAAGTCGCCGACGCTGCCACCTGGTACCTCGCCGCCTTCAAGGACCCGCACGAAGCCGTCACCGGCCTCGAACTCGAGCCCTACGGCGACGACGTCGCCAAGTACGCGCAGATGCTCGGCCGCCAGCTCGAGGACCGTGTCACCGTCGAGTACACGCCCGTCGGCTCCGCCCAGCGGTCCCAGGAGACGCTGATCGTCGGGATCCGCCACGAGATCCCCGACGTCGAGCACTGGCGGACCACGTTCCGGCTCAGCCCGGCCGACACCACCGCGTACCTCGTGCTCGACAACGCCGTCCTCGGCCAGCTCGACGCCAACGCCATCGCCTACTAGGCGACCACGCCCCGGGAGGGCCTCTTCGTGATCCGCACCACCGAGCACGACCTCCGCGCGCCCAAGGGACTCGAGGACCATCCCGCGGCGTGGGCGCCGGCCATGGCCCTCGCCGCCGAAGGCGTCGTGTTCGCGATGCCTCTCGCCCGCTCCGGCGTCGCCGTCAGCGCCTACATCAACTGGGGTCGCTGGGTCGCCGATTGCGCCTTCTGCGCGTCCGCTCAGGTCGTCACCCCCGACGACGCCCGCATGTGGTGCCCCGGGTGCCGCAACGCGGACGTCAACGGCGCGTGGGTGCGCGTCGCGTTCCCGCGCGATCGCGCGGGAATCGAGGAGGTCCTCGTGGCCCGCCGCGAGGTCCGCAACCGCAACTGGGACCGCGAGACCCTCGACGAGCTCCGCCAGGAGAACCGCGACCACGGCGAGGCGGCGCGCTGATGGCGTACACGACGCCGAAGACGTGGACGGTCGGCGAGGTCCTCACCGCCGCCAACCTCAACACGCACCTGCGGGACAACGTCAGCTACCTCGCCAACCCGCCCAAGTGCCGGGTCTACAACTCGGCCAACGAGTCGATCCCCAACAGCACCGACACGGCGCTGACGTTCGACACCGAACGTTTCGACACCGACACGATGCACTCGACGGTGTCGAACACGGGGCGGATCACCTTCACGACCGCCGGCACCTACCTGGTCGGTGGGCACGTCGTGTTCAACAGCAGCGCGACCGGCATCCGGAAGCTCTTCATCCGCATGGGCGGCACCACGCCACTCGCGACCGTCGAGCTCGTCCCCAGCTCGAGCTTCCCCGCGTTCTCGATCGACACGCTCTACCCGTTCACCGCCGGCCAGTACGTCGAGCTCATCGCCTACCAGACCTCCGGTGGCGCGCTCAACGTCTTGGCCGGGGGCAACCACACCCCCGAGTTCTGGGCCGTGCTGGTGAGCCAGTGATGCCCACCGTCGACGCCTACCTCAACGACCTCGCCCGCTGGATCGGCACCACCGAATCGCCGGCGGGCTCGAACTGCCAGCCGTTCTCCCACGCCCTCGGCCGGCCCTGCGAGAAGTGGTGCGCCGACTTCCTCGCCGCCCGGGCCCGGGCCGTCGGACTCAAGCTCCCGTCGGAATCGGCGTCGACGAGGACCATGGCGGCCGCGTTCCAGAAGGCCGGCCGCTGGCACCAGACACCGGCCCGCGGCGACATCGGCTTCTGCGACTTCGCCGACGGCTCGAGCGGCATCCAGCACGTCGTCGCCGTCGAACGCGTCGGCCCCGACGGCACCGTGTGGACCATCGAGGGCAACACCTCGAGCGGCGTCGCCGGCAGCCAGTCCAACGGCGGCGGCGTGTGGCGTCGCCACCGGGCCCGCTCCGTGTTCGTCGGCTTCGGCCGCCCCGAGTACTCGAGCGCGCCGGCCAGTCCCGCCCCCGCCCCGCCCCGTCCGACCGTTGTCGTCGGCCCAGCCGTGGAGATCGACGTGCAGCTCGTCCCGATCGACGTCACCATCACCACCGACAACGAAGGCCGCGGCAACGAGTGGGTCGCCGTCGACGACGACAAGATCGTCTCGGCCCGCCCCAAGGGGATCCGCCCCAACGACGACAGGCGCTACCTCACCGCCGACGTCGGCGCCGCCGAAGAGACCCACCCGGACGCGGTCGTCGGCAGCGTCATCAGCGTCGAGGAGTGGGCGCCCAACAGCGTCGTAACCATCCGCCTCTGGACGCTCCCGTGAGCCAGGCCGTCGTCGCCATCGCCGTGGCCGCCATCACGTCGGGCCCCGCCGCCATCGTCGCCCTCTCCGCCCGCCGCGAGGCCCGCGCCGCGCACCACAGCGCCAACGAGGCCAGCGGGCGGGCCGAAGCGACCCGCGCCATCGTCGCCGGCGACGGCGACGGCGAGGACCTCGCCCAGATGACCGCCACCCTCGTCGGCGAGGTCCGCCACGTCGTCGAGCGCCTCGACGGCCTCGCCAACATCCAGTACTCCAACGAGCAGTTCGCCCGCGCCTACCGCAGCGAGTTCCGCGGCCGGTTCGCGACCCTCACCAGCGCGCTGATCGATCACATCGAGAGCCACCGCGAGGCGTCGTGACCGCCGCCCTCCACCAGGTCGCCCACGGCCTCGTCGCCGTCGGCCTCTACCAGGCCGGCCGGGCCCGGCGGTCGACGCATCGCGCCGCGTGGCTCGCGCTCGCCGGCGTCGCCGTGTGGCGCGCCCACTGCCACCACCACGCCATCAAGGAGCGCACGTGACCAAGGCCCTCGCCTCCCGCAAGTACCAGGCGACCCTCATCGCCGTCGCCCTCGTCGTCCTCCGGGCCCGGCTCGGCCTGTCGATCGACGACGTCCGCCTGGCGCTCACCGTGCTCGGCGGCTACCTCGGTGTCGAAGGCGTCGGCGACGCCATCAGCCGCAGCCGCGCCGGCGGCGCCGAACCCCCAGCCGAGGCGTAGGAATCTTCCTACGTCCGTTGAAGTCCGGCCCTGGGTCGCCGTCGTGGCCTCGAACGACGGCCCGGGCCGGCACCAAGGTCCCGAATCGTGTCACACCCCTCCCGTAGCATCGAACACGACGGGAATCCCCCTCAGGACACCAGTCAGAGAAGCCCCCGCCCCGTCAAGGGCGGGGGCTTCTTCGCGTTCAGGCCCAGATTCGCGAATCATTCCGCCGGAATATCGGTCGCGGCCGATCAGGCGACGGGGCGACGACCGGCGCCGCGGCGGCGGTAGGAGCGGCCACCCATCGCCTTGGCCAGCCCGCGCACGACGTAGGGCAGGTACACCTCGGTCGTGGCCAGGTGGGCGTGGCCGAGGGCCTGCTGGACGTCGCGGACGTGCGCGCCGTTGCGGAGCATGTCCGTCGCCGCCGTGTGTCGCAGCGCGTGAGCGCTGACACCGTCGCGCCGTGCCCGCTTGATCCTCGCCGCGTTCATCCACTCCGACACCAGGCCCGAGATCGTGTCGGCGGCGAGGCCGTGCGTCGGACGGCGGTAGGAGCGGACGACGGTGCCGCCGATCGACGACGGATGCTCGTCGAGGTAGGCGACGAGCGCCTTCCGAGTGTCCTTGCACACCGGCAGGATCCGCTCGTGCCCGCCCTTGCCGCGGATCCGCATCGACCGGCCGTCGAGGTCGACGTCGCCGAGCTGCAGCGCCGACACCTCGCAGCAGCGCAGGCCCTGCTGGACCATCAGGGTCACGATCAGCCGGGCCCGGTTGTCCGGGCACACCTCGAGGAGGTCGACCACGTGCGGGGTCGGCAGCGCCCTGGGGATGCTCCGCGGCTGGCGCGGCGGCGGAACCTCGAGCGTGGGATCGATGCGCAGGTGGCCACGGCGGATCCCCCACCGCACGAACATGCGGACGGCCGAGAACCGCGAGCGGCGCGTCGCCGGCGCCAGCTTCTCCATCGACTCGAGCCAACGCTCGACGTGGCGTGACGTGAGCCGGTCGACGGTGATCGGCCCGGTCGTCCGGGCCAGGCCGCGCAGCGCGCATCGGGAGTTGCGGGCCGTCAACGGGCTCAGGTCGTGCAACCGGATCCGCTCGGCGAGGTACCGCGCGATGAGCGCGTCGTTGAGGACGGGTGAGGTGGTTCGGGGCAACTTCGTTCTCCTGCTCGTATCGCCAGTGGACAAGGCGGAGCAGGTCGTCAGGCGACGTCGGCGAGAGGTGCGGAGGCGGCGGTGAAGGCTCGGCCTACTCCGCCGTCATCCGCCGTACCCCATGCGGACGACGGCATCAGGAAGCGAGCTACCAACTCCTCCGGTGAGTGGTAGATCGCCGGCAACGCCGACAGGTCGATGTCGAACGGCGGCGCCGACGGGTCGTAGCCGAGGCTCGCCAAGTACACGGCGGCGACGATCAGCCGCTTCGGATCGCTCGGCGTCTCATTGATGAGCTCGAGCCGCCGCAGCGCGTGGAAACTCATCGGCTGGAACACCGCCGTCAGGTGCGCGGCCGCGTCCATCAGCGCAACGCCTCTCCGGTTCCGGGCCCGACGGAGCGATTCGCCGAACGTCTCGGTGTCGAGTTCTACGAATGCGTGCACCATGCGCCTCAACCCTTGACAGCAACAATTGTG